GTAATGAACAAAAAACCGCCTTTCGGCGGTTTTTTGTTCTTCCTGTTCCTATAGAAGATTAAATGAACGACAGGTTTGCTACAGCAATTTCGCTTAGGTAATCACCTGCGTTACCCAAAGAACTTGCTGTATTTGTCAGCTCTACATAACCATAACGTGTCATAAAACCAACCACTGGTTCAAAAGTGGCCGGATCTAATACCACACCAGAGCTCATTAGAGGTACATATGGGCAATAGAATGCGGCTGCATCGGCCTCACTGCTACCCTTGTAACCAACTAGAACTGGCGTTGCATCGCTAGCATAGCTGTCAACATAAACTTTCATAGCATTGTTTAATGTACCAACAAACTTAGTGTTAGTTGGAGCTTCAAATGTGCCTTCCGTTGTACGAGCAAATGCCGAAGTTGTTGCGCTTTGTAGCACTGTTAGCGCAGACGGGCTAACAACTGCCCAATTAGCTGCACCTCGGCGTGTGCGTTGAGCTATGAGATTGGCAGCTCGATTGATCATAACTGCTAGAGCAGCATGTTCATCGCCAACGAATGTTGCAGTACCGCTCACAGCCCCTTGGTCATATGTAAATTCAGTTGCTGCTAGAGCACGTAGGCTTCCTAAAATTTCTTGATCAATTTCAGCTGTAATTTCTTGAGCTAATGCTGCCATGATTTCTGCTTCAACGTCAAGACCATGTTGTGATTGAGCATCTTGTGCTGCTTCGAAAGTCCATCGAGCACTTAATTTACGTGTTTTTGCTTCAACTGTTTGCTTTAAAATCTGGACGTTGATTTTACGACCCGGTAATCCTTCAAAAGCAGCAGTTGAATCTGCCTTGCCTGTGCTCAAGCTACCAGAATAAGCAGTAGCAATTTTGAATGGACTCAATGCCTCATCTCCAGCACTGGTTCCTGTATCAAAAGGAGCACTTGCTGTAACATTGGCTGTTTCAGCATAGCGAACACGTAAAGTGTGAATTTGAGCTACCGGACCAGTCATCGGCTGAACACCAACAATTTCGTTAGCAATAACGGTTGGCATCACACGCCGAATCACCGGTAAAATCACACGATTTAGAGTAGCAATTTGACCTGCATTAGTGGTCCCAGCACTTGCAGTTTCTACCAAACTTTTACGAGTATTTTCAAGCATTACACTCATTGAATTACGTCGTGATCCTTGTAAGCCTTCTAACAGGGCATCTTTAGTTTCGCCCCACCGGCTTTCTAATAGTTCTTGTGTCATTATTTTCTTTCCTTTAAGGTTAAACTATTTTATCTCAACCCCGCCAAACGCTTGAGTTCAACTACGTTGTTCTCAAGAGTAATTTCTTGGGCCGCTGCTGATTTAGCAGTTTTATCTCCTGTTACTTCTACACGGTTTTCTAAGAGCACTGTTTTTTCTTCTTTCTTGACACCAGTGTTTAAAACAGCAGGAAGATATTTTTCAAATGCAGTCTTCAATTTTGGAGTCTGCACACTTTCTAGTAGTTCACGCATTACCGCTTGCTTCTCTTTTATTAGATTACCAAGTAGTTCATCCATGACGGATTTACGATCTTGATTCTCTTTGATCAGGCGGATTTCGCGTTCCTTTGATTCAACTAGCTTTTCGGCTGTGATCTTTACAGATATAGCTTCTGCTAATTGTTTCTCTTGTTGCTCGATTATTTTTCTTAGCTTTTGTAGCTCTTTGCTTTCATTGAGATGTGTCAATGAAAACTCGCTAGCAAATGCTTCAAAAATACGACGACCAAACATGTTCTCGCGAGCCTGTTGGATGTCTTCTTTGAGTTGTACCAGTTCTGCACTTAGTTTATGACTAACTGATTCTTTTACAAGACGAGCACTTTGCTCAATAAATCGACGTTGAATTGATTCTAATTTAGTTTTAGCTCCGGCAACTAAACGAACTTTAGTTTCAACAATTGCTTTTTTGTCTTGAGAGAACTCACGAATTTCTTCTGCCAACGCACGAATAATAAATTTTTCTAAACGCTGATAATTCTCTTTTTGCAATTTACGGTCTTTGTGTAGTTCTTTAACTTCTTCGGTCAGTTTAGTAACCATGAAATCATTAAAGCGACCAGCACTTTCAATCATATGATTTTTTAATTTCACACGATCTTCAACCATGGCTTGCTTCTCGCCAACAAATTCTTCAATTTCTTTAGCAAGATTCTCAGTTACCATTTTGTCTAGTGCTTCAACCATTACTGTTTTATCGTGTTCATAACGACCAGCCATTTCCTCACGTACCTCGACACGAATTTGCTCACGAGCTTCATTGAGCTTGATTTCCCAAGCTTCATTGATAGCTGCACGAGTATCTTCGTTTATAATACCGCTATCTAGCAATGGTTTTAAAGCGTCAAACATTGCGGTTTTCTCCTATAGTTTTAAGTTTCTAATTAAACGAACCATCTCGTCCTTTAGATACTTTTGCACTTTTTGATTTTGATTAGCTTCACTGGCTATTTCAAACACACGATGCCCGTGACGCAGATTCATCAGTCCTTCATATATGGCTTTAGGATAGGCATGTGGAGCACTGGGTTGTGCTACAATGTCTACTGTGATGATTTCAAATTCACTGACGTGCCCAGTGGATTCACTAACATTACCGCTACCGCGGCTTGATACACCTAGTTTCACACCACTTTCTAACATGGTTTTAACTAATTGTCCCATTGGCGTTGGTAGAATCTTTAACTTCCCGTAACCGGTAGGCCCGTCCATCCACATTTGTTCAATCATGTGACTGACACGATCTAGATTTATCTTAAGATCATCGGGATGATCTACTTCGCCTAATACACTATACCCACTTTTAATTTGTTCATTGATAGACTCAACAGCCTTGGCTATTTCATTGACAGGGTAAACACGCTGATTAGCATTTTTTACTCCGCCTTCAATAAACACACCTTTCATATAAAGATTCTTACCTTGACCGTCGGTGCGATCTTCAGTGAAGATTTGAATCTTGGCACGGTCAAAAGTGAGATCTTCTCTAAGATAACGCATGATGATTTTAAATTACCTATTTAAAACACTTTTCTTTTCTACGCTCATGCTACCATTGGTAGTTTGGCCTTCTTTATCATTGGCTTTTTCGTAGCTAGTAACTTTTTTGTTGTACCAATCTTGAGCACCTTTATTACCACCTGGTTGGTTAACATTACGTTTACCTAGCTCGTGCTCGGTTTGACCTTTAGTATAAGCATTATTGGGTTTAGGTATTGGCTTACCGTCTGGTACTTGTTCTGCTCCACCTTTTACAATGTTAACATTACTACCGCCCATGTCGTTTTTCATGTCGTCGGTAGTGCTTTTCTTGTTAATAGTGGCAGAACCACCTGCACCAACTTCACCACCTTCAACTTTGTTATTAGGCATAGACACTTTATCTACATATTCACGAACAAAGGTTTCTTTTGGTTCTAAATCTTTTTTGTTCATTTTAGTATCGTTCATATCGGCGTGCTCGGGTTCGTTCATTTCGTCAGCCATTAATGCATCAAATTCTGCTTTAAGTTCATCTAATGCTGCTTCAAGGTCCATAACACGATCTTCGATGTCGCCACTGGCTTTGTCGTCGATATCGGAATTCATTTCATCGTCCATATCGTCCATTGATGGCTCTGTGTCGTCCATGTCGTCCGTGTCGTCCATGTCGTCCATGTCCAATGAATCCTCATCTTCGGCCATGCCCTGTTCATCCATTTCAACTTCGTCGACTAAACTTTCCAATTTGTCGTCTAAATTTTCATCATCATCTTCCTCGTCGATAAGATTTTCATAAATTTCTCGGCTTTTTTCGACCACGATCTGATGAAAAAGCTCTCGTGCTTTATCTTCTTGCTCATTGATAATAAATTCAATTAGCTGCTCATACTTGTTCATTAAAAGCTCCTGTAAAATTAAATTAACTACCCGGTTATCAAGTATTTACATAATATTATAATATTATGCTTATAATGGTAGTTTTTTGAAGGATTTTGATTACAAACCAGATGCTGCAACAGAAGCCGCAGGTTTATACTGTTTTGATAGTACTTCGACTTTCTTTTGTTCTTCGAATTTTTTTAAATCATTCACCATACGAAAGCGTTTTATTTTAGCCAAAGTTAACCGACTCTTACGTAGCTCGCCCATTTTTTTAACAGAATTATCGTTTTTCTCGGTGCGATATGGTGCAGGAATATTTTCAAAAATATCTGTAATAAACATAACTGTATTTATTCACTGGGCCGGAATTTCTGCTGTTGCAGTACCGGCAGTACTGCTTAGAGGACTGGTTGTTCCTGATCCAATTGTAGCCACAGTGGCTCCAGTGGTTTCCGTTGGTACTCCCTGGGGAGTGGTTGGAACTTTGCTAACAGCTTCTATGTCATTGGCAATGTCTCCAGGAGTAATACCTACACTGCGTAGCCCAATGTTATCAATAACCGAATTTGCAATTTCTCCTTGTTCCTGTAACCACATATCTTGATTTTCGGTCATTTCCTCTTCAGTGAGGCCTAGATATCGTTTCATTAAGAAACGTTTACTGAAGTACGGAACTTGTTCTAACTGCCCAAATACTCCAATTCTAGCAGCATCTATTTCAACCTGTCTATGTTGCGCAAAGTTTTGTGGTTTGTTTAAGTTTAATTCAAAAAGCTGACCATCTATGTTAATGCCACGCCAACGCATGAACATTTTAAATTCTTGATCTAGCATGTTAGAAATCATTTTTTGTAAACGAATACAATAGCGATTAAAACGCCATTCCTGTATTAACGCTGTACCCACACGACCATCGTTATAAGTTAATGTACCATCTTCGATGCCAGTGGGCAAATAACTACTGGGAATACGTAAACCACGAAATAATTTATTTGTAAAAAATCTTAGGTCCGTGATTTCGCCTAGGTTTTGACCACCTGCTAGTGTATCAACACTGCTACCGCGTCCTTCAGCAGTCTGTGGAAAAAAATAATCTTCATTGATGCTAATAGGATTATAGGTAGCATCCATCATGCTAACACCGCCACCAGTCTGTGTGGGTATTCGACGTTGGTTAATTTCGTTTTTAATCTTTTCAACAAAGGCCATGGCCATATGACTAGGCATGTTACCTACATCAATTTTAAATACTCTACGTTCAGGCGCACGTTGTACCCGATAGATAATAATAGCATCTTCTAGTAACTCTTTCTGTTTAAATACTTTAAAAATGTTTTCAAGTACACTGTTTCCAAAAGGCCAAAATATGTCTAGGCCTTCAGTTAAACTTAGATGTACTATATGTTTAGCATCCACAGCCATTTCATTTTGAGAATGAGTGAACCTACTCGCTCCACTATACGGTGCCATTGGTTGAATATAGCTACCTTGTGGACCACCAACCTGTGGATGGTTAATGTAAGTATCACTGGTGCTAACAGCAGTAACTGTTAAATTTTTTAAATTAGGTTGTATTTCTTTAATAATATACTGTTCGGGTTCTTTACCTTCAGCTTCATTAACAATAATTTTAACAACTTTGCTCATTTCAACCCAATACAACTTAAAATTTTCAGGGTCACGTACAAATACTTGATCGCCATACTTTAAGGTATTTCTTACCATTTTAAATATACGACGATCAAACTCATTTAAAGTTATCCATTGTTGAAGTTGTTCGTTGATTATATTGATTTCACTATCTGTGGGCTTAGACTTGTAGTTAATTATGAAAGGTAAATCATTGATTTCATTTGGCTGACTACAAAATTCTGCTAGAATATCCAGAGCAGCATTTACTTCTGAGTCCATATCCATTTGTTCATATTGATTATAACGATCAACACGATTTGGGTGTCCAATGTAGACTTCAGGAAGATTACTTTGATAATTACGATAAGTTGGTTGTCCTAGAGTTGAATTTGAATTACCATTGCCAATTGGGCTCATAAGAGCTGGATTTGGTGCTTTAAAATATTTTTTCCAAGACATAATATATTTATAGATTAAGTTGAAATGCTAAGTATTTGTTGCTGAATGGAACGCATTTCATTGAGCACAGACAACATTTCATATTGTTGCCTCATTGATGTTTCTTGAAAATGATACTGATCTTGCATGGTACGTGTCAAATCAACAACATTAGTATCCTTGGTCATTGTTGTAGCTGACATCAGGTCACTGACGGTTTTACCCAATTGAGCACTTATTTCGGCTACTGCTTTTTCCGAACCATTGATTGCAGAATTAGTAATTTCGCTCATGACGTTGCGAAAATCGTCCAAAAAATTCTGTTGATCAATTGAGGATTTTGCTGTCGGCATACTTACTTGCGAAAGCTCTCTATTCATTGATGCAGTTTTTAACATATTGATAATATTAGTAGTTTCGCTCATGACGTTGCGAAAATCGTCCAAAAAATTCTGTTGATCAATTGAGGATACTGCTACCGGCATACTTATTTGCAAAAAATCTCTATTCATTAATGCAGTTAACATATTTTCTACATTGCCAATTTGTGTGTTTCTTGGTATTTCAAGACCAATAATTAAATTACTGAGATTGTTTACAAATCTAGTTAAACTAATAGCAAATTCTTCCAATGTATTTGTAAATGTCCGACTGAATTGCATGATTGGATCAAACTTGATGCTATCAGCAAATTTTTCTAAGGTATTAGCAAATGTCTGACTATTAACTGAACGCTGCATGTCATACATGAATGATGTCAGAGAATTACTTGTGCCCCTAAGTAAATCTATGAATGTGTTAGTAGGTACAATAGATCCATCTTTTTCAAAAATTCTAAGTTCCGGGCCTTGTTCACCAACTATATAAGGGATATTTTTATTAATTGGGCCACCACTGGCACGTTTTTCAGTGTCTTGAAAAAACGCATCATAGATTTTTTCACCTATATAATCACCCAATAAATATCCAGCACCACCAGTAATTACTGATCCTATACCTCCACCCAAGAGTGCTCCAACGGATCCAAGTGCGGCTCCGGTTACTTTCTTTACCGCTGTTTTGGTAACAGTGCTACCAGCTTCCTTTACCAGTCCTTGGCCCAATTTACTACCAACACCAGCCCCGACAACTCCTCCAACAGTACCCCCAACACCGGCTCCGACAACTCCTCCAACAGTACCAGCTGTATCTTTAGTCATTGTTAGGTTTGTTAATTTTTCAAGAATTTTATCAAAATTATTAAATAAACCTCCAAGTACTTCATTTACTCTTTCTAAAACATTGCTAATAGTACCGCCAACACCTTTAATATCCAAAGAATCGGCTAATTTTTTAAGCCCATCGGCAATTGTATTAACATTATCAGTTAATGCTTGAGCAAATTCATGCATAAGTTTTGAAATTTTTTCTTCAACTAATACTCTGAGTTCTTGTGCTCGTTGTTGAATTGTAACCAAAGCATTGGTCAATGGATCTGTATCGGCTGCTTGTCCACCTTTATCAAGATTAGCCAATGCGGCTTTTACACCATCCTTGGTATATTTGGATACAGTTTCCAACATGCCTAGTGATAGTCTCGCTATCTCAGCTAAAACTTGATTATCGGGTCTAGCAAAAGCTGCTGTTGCTAGAGATTCTTGTTTCTGCAAACCTTGACGTATAGTGTCAGAATTTTCACCCAGATATTCGACTACCTCCTTAACACTGATATTACCAGTTCTAGCACCCTCTGCTAACATTTCAGCCAGACGTTTTATTTCAGGGCTGATATTAGCAAAAGCTGCCAGTGCAGGTGTAATTATAGTTCCTGTATTGGCTATTTCAACTGCCATCTTACGAGCAGCTTCGGGGGCGGTTTTAAAGGCCTGGTCAACCTGGTCTCGCTGGGCTTGTCCTAGTTTGTTCAATTGTTGTTGAAAACGAAAATTCAGCAGATCTTGACGAGCTGCTTCCATTTTCTTTCTAGCATCTTCGCCGGTGATAGAAGAGATCAAGCGTAAGTTTTGAGCGTATTTTTCAGTTTGAACAGCAACTTCTCTGTCGCTGGCTTTGAGCGGCCCGGCCAAACCGGCCATTCTACTCATTGTTTCTGCTACTAATCCTGCCTGTTCTTCTACATTGTAACCCAAGGACATCAGTCGACGCTGCATTTCTATACCGCCTTGAGCCAATGATTTACTTAATTTACGAGATCCTTCAGTGACACCCAATCCAGCTGATGCTATATTTTGACTATTTTCGCTCACTACTCGAGAAAATTGTTCCAAAGTAAGTCCACCTTCATGTGCTGTGTTTAACATATCTCCAAGCCCACCAGCAAAAACAGCACCTGCACGATTGAGTGTATTAAATGATCTGGCATAGGTTTCAATCTGTTGAAAAATTATTTCAACTGCCTGACTTGCTACAGAACCTATTATCCCAATTACACTACCAAATAATTTGCCTAATCCTTCCGTCAAAGAGCCTAAAACTTTACCAAATCGCGGGAACATAATACTTACTAAATTACCTATTACACCGCCTAAATTGCCAAACATTTGTCCTGCAGCTCCAGCGACACCAGTTAAAATTTTTATGCTAGACGAAAACAAATTCGAAAACAATCTAGTATCGCTACTATTTTGAATTAGATTGTTAATAATATCTTTAGATGTTCCAATTAAACTATTTGCGAATTGAGTTCCTGTAGATACTAGATTCCGGGCAAAAGTTGCACTGGCACGCTTAGTATATTCCCAACCCACAGCCATTTCAAGATCACGTTTTTTAGCATTGAGTAGTCTGCGTTCTTCAGCATTTTCGGTATTACCAATGGCTTTTTGTAAATCATTAAGAGTAGAAGAAACATCCTTATACTGTAAAGAATTATCTTTAATAATATCCGACAACCTAGCTGCTGCTTCGGAATTATTCTTCAAAGATGATTTAAATTTATCTAGATCTTTGAGTAAGGAACGTAAACGGTCACGATCCGATTGCGAGTCGTTTTGTGTGACATTGCCAGCTATACCTTGCGCAATGCTTTGCGTTAAACGATCATAATCAATTTCTGCCATTTTTTTAAATAATAAATATCTATCTACATATCAATTTATTTATGGAAAAATTACCATGGAACAGCTACCTTTTAATCCCTTGAGTCGTTATTTTCGCCAACCTGTTATCTACTTAAAATTGCCCAGTGATGGGAAATGGTGGTCTCCAGAATCTTTAGATATTCCTGAAAATAGAGAGTTACCCATTTATCCTATGACTGCACGCGATGAAATCATATTAAAAACTCCAGATGCTCTCATGAATGGTCAAGGTATGGTCGATGTAATACAAAGTTGTATCCCAAATATCAAAAATGCCTGGTCATGTCCTAGTGTTGATTTAGATGCTATTTTAATTGCTATACGTTTGGCTACTTACGGTAATAATATGGATTTTGAAAGTAAATGTACTAACTGTGGTACTAAAAATCTACATGGTATCAATCTCAACGAATCGTTGGCTTCTATAAAATGCCCAGATTTTAGTAACCATGCACGGTATAAAGATCTTAAAATACAATTAAAACCACAAAATTATAAACAAATTAGCGGGGCAGGACAGATTACTTACGAAGAACAACGTATTAATAGCACTTTAATTGATCAAAATCTTCCAAATGCAGAAAAAAATAGTATACTTACAGAAAGTATAAAACGTTTAATAGATTTAGGCATTCAGGCCTGTAGCAATAGCACAGAATATATAGAAGTAAATGGTCAACAAGTAACGAATCGTGAATTCATTGATCAATTTTATAAAAATGCCGAAGCAGAAGTAATTAAATCACTACAGACCAAAATTAAAGAAATTGCAGAGCGTAATGTTATGCCACCATTTAGTCTTAAATGTGAAAACTGTCATACTGTTTATGAAGCAGAATTAAACTTTGACTACTCAAGTTTTTTCGCGCAAGGCTTTTAACCTTCAAAACCGAAGCAGAGATCATAGCATTTTTAAATAACTATGATCAAGAGATAAAAGCCTTTAAAGAAGAACTGCTGCGTATATGTTGGTTTATGCGGGGAGGAATTACATACAACGAAATCATGCAAATGAGTATAACTGAAAGAGAAATTATTGCTAATATTATTAAAAGCAATTTAGAAATTACCAAAGAATCTAAAATTCCATTTTTTTAAGATTTGCTCTGCAAATCTATTTCTTTCGCTTGCGCTCAGAAATTTTTTTTATTTTCTTTAGTTTAAATATTCATCCAGATAATTCAGTCATAATTTGCCCGTTTAGAGCAAATTATGCCTGGTGCATTCATCCGAGTGCATCAGTCACTGATCTGGTAGAGCCGATATTATGTCGGGAGGCGGTTGACCTGTACCCCCACGCTCTAGCCTTTGCATGTCAACGGAACCTTCATTGCACCGATCAGCAGCACAAATCAAGCCTACGGTTGTATCTTTTTCACAGAGCCGTAATCATTTGAGACCTAAAGTTGGTTTCTATTCTTGCAATGCTCAAGATCCGACGGTAAATTAATACAGTCTCAATGAGAGTCGAGCAGCCCCGACCAAACACTATTGCATGTTAACGGCACAAGGCCGCAATTAATTCTTTGTTATTGTTAAGAAATTGTTCTAAATCGAAGATTTGCCAGACTTGGTGTTGTGATTTATAAGTGAATGAGCTAAGGGTTTGGTCCCAATGAGAATTATATGGTACTGCTATAAATGTGCCTTTTCGATTGAATTTCATAAACAACATATTAAAATCGCCCTCGTCGGCCACTTCTAACATTTGTTCAATCCATGCATCTAATTGTCGACATGAGCCTGTGAATAATTGATAAAATGGAAAATCTGCATAATTTTTTACTTCGACATTCATACGAACAAAACTGGGTCCTGGAACTATGTCGCCTTTGCTGTGCCTAATTTGAGCTTCTGATAATGTATCTTTTCTATATGTATTGCGACCACCAATATAAGCACCAGAGTTGGTAACACGAATGAAGCTTTCTCCAAATAAATCAGATAACTTTTTAGCTACATCGCGTTCAAAACTACTTCCTTTGTTCTTACTTTTTGATGGCATTGGTTACTTGTTGATTGTTAAATGTTGAGGTTTTTAAGAAAATGTCATTTATTATTTGTAATGTTTTGTTCGTCCCAAAATCCTATACTTCTACTTCATTGCTGTATGTGGTAAATCCGTTCTGTTTTGTCACACGCAGTATATTACTGACTCTACTAATTAGCTCGTCTCTGTGACTTACTAACCAAACACTTTTTCGAGTATCTCTACTAAATTTCTTAAGTATGGCCAAACTACTTTCCATGCCCGAAGCATCTAAACCCGAATCCACTAGTTCGTCAACGAACAGTAAATTCATTCTGTGATACAAACTTTCGTAAACATCTCGAAATGCCCAGCTTAGACTCAGTATTAATCGATTGCGCTCTCCTCTTGAAAGATTATCAAAATCTAAATCTCTACCTAGTTCAGTGATTTCTACACTTAGATCATTTTTAAACTGTACTTGATGCGGTAATCCAATTTTTTCTAAGTAATAACCAAGCCTTGTATTTAAGTAATTTAAGTTTTGATCAATAATTTTTTTCCGAATAAAACTATCTTTATTGGTCAATAATTTTATTAAAAACTCTTCGTGTTCACGAATCTGTACCAGCTTGTTTATCTTGTTGTAACTGATTTCTACCAGTGCTGTGTTCCGCATTTCCAAAATTTGTTCAGCATAAGGATCAGTTTCTGCTAATTTATTAGCAATTTGTTGCTGTAATCCAGCTAAAGTAGCACGATGTTCGATGGCTTCGCTTTCTCTATCATAAAACACAGTGGGTCTAATACCTAGCTCACCTAGTTCAACGATCTGAGACTGTAGTCTGGCAAATTCAGATTTTGCTTTACCTATTAGATATTCACTTTCTACACGATCCTGTCTGCGTTCTGCCAGTGTTTGAGCTTGTTTATGATCATGTATATCTTGCCCACAGGCATGACATTTATGATTTTCTAGTGCCAGTATTTCACGATCCAGTCTGGCTAGAGTTTTATGCTCTCGAGAAATTTCAATTTCGGTTCTACGAATGTCGGCTGTGATTTGAATAATTTGTTGTTGGCGACGACTGTAGTCGGTTAGTTTTCTGTGTGCTTGAATTTCTGCATCAATATCAATTTGATTTAGCTGATCATAGGCTAACTGTAGTTCTTGTATGTCTGTGGTATGTTTTTGAATCCATAGTGTTTGTCTACGGCTCAAAGAGGCAATTTGTTCTTCGATTCGTTTATTAGCATCAATTTGTGCACGAATATCGGCTTCGGCTTGTGCAATGGCTTCTTTACTGGCTCTTATCCGTTCTTTAAGAGTATCGGCCTTTTCACTAAGTAAAGTAATACCCAATAACTGTTCTATGATTTCACGTTGTTCGTTGGCACGTAAACTTAAAAAAGGCAAGGTATAGGTATTAAGAGCCACTATATGCTGGAACATGGTATGACTCATGTTCAAAAGTTTTTCAATTGCAGCCTGGGTTTCCCTACTGTCTCCTTGACTTTCGTCGGTGGCACACTGTTCCTGTCCGCTGACATAGAACTTAAGCATGTTAGGTTTACGACCGCGTTCAATACGATAATCAATACCATCTTTTTCTAATTCTACAGTGACCAACATGTTCTTGTCGTTGGTCCGGTTGATTAGATTATCTTTCTTGATATTGGTTAGAGCTTGTCCATACAAGGCATAACTAACAATGTTTAGCAAGGCCGATTTGCCTGTGCCATTGCGAGCACCAGCATCATCGCCGCCTAGATCTAGATTTTCTCCTAGAATCAGTGTAAGATCATTACGATTAAGATTGACACTTTGAGTGACGTTACCTATGCTGAGAAAATTTCGTGCTGTTATTGATTTTATTATGATCATCAAAGAGTTCGATATATTTCTAATAGTAGGTTAGTATTATATTGGTTACTTTCTATAGCAGTCAATGATGAATTCACGATTTGATCCACGCTTTGGAAAGTTATATTTCCTAACATAATCTGTGTTTCTAGATCGGCCTGTGTGTTAGGAATCAATTTGATTTCTCTACATCCGTATTCATTCATAAAAGTATCACGCAGGAATCCTGCTTCTTCGTATGTAATATCAATGTTTAAGTTAATTCTAGCATGAGTATTCTTTTTAAGCATTGTTGCTGGATTATCTAGTACGGTACTGAGATCATACACACGATATACGGGCTGGTCGGGCCATGTATGATATTCAGGATCCTGTCCCCATTCTAAAATCATCAGTCCACGTAGATCATCGCCGGCATCGGCATAGTTGTGCGGAAAACAATTACCAATATAGGTAATATTTTGCTGTGTTTGTCGTTTATGAAAGTGTCCTGTAAACACATGATCAAACCCTACAAAATGATCATGACGTATTTCGCCATAGTCTGGCATGGCAATCATGGCGTTCATTAAATAACCAGGTAGTTCAAAGTGTCCAAAACAATATTTGGCCTTAAGTTGAGGAATACGTTTATAGTCATTGGCTACTAACCATGGAGCAATAACTACATCGCCTTGTTTAAACCAGTCATTGATTATTTTAACATTTGGAAGATGTCTTGCCCACTCCACGGATTGAATATCTCTACGGTCGCGATAATAAAGATCATGATTTCCGGGAATAAAATATACTTGATCAAAATTGGCATTTAGATGTTCTAATGCTCGTAGACTGTAATTCAGCGTTACGATATTTATACTAGCCCTGTTATTGTGCCAATCGCCCAAGAACATGGCTGTTTCACAGTTGTGTTTACGAGCAGTCTCGGTGGCCCATTTGATAAATTTCAAACAATCTTCGTTGTGAATTTGGCTGTTGCTTTTGAGACCAAAGTGTATGTCAGTAAAGATAGCAGCACGGCGAAATAAGTTGATCATAGATTATAGTATAACATGATTTATAGCGCAAGGTCTATAAAAACTGCTAGTCATGTTCGCCGTCGTGATGGTGTCCTGTGTTCATGCCCTGCCGTGTATAACTAGGATTCAATCCATTGATTTCTAAAATATCATCGCGTAAGTTTTGATTACGTTTTTCAATATTGAGCACACGAGTAAATGAATTGGTAATGGCTGCTGTGAAGTAAGCGAATGGATTTTGACTTTTACTTTCGTCAAACTGTAAGCCAATTTGGCTTAATTGCAGCAGTGCTTGACTACGCATTTCATCATTGTAGGTATAACCTCGCCAGTTACTACGAGTAGCGTAACGCTCACACAGCCTTACAAACATAAACGCTAAAGTTTTTGTCATGGTTCCGTGATCTTTACTCCAGCGACCGGTTTCAAGATCTCCTACCCAATGGCTTTTACCTACACAGTAAAATTCGCCCTGTGACGTGATCTTGTAATGTTGAAAAGGTGGAAAATTGCATTTTACATGACTGGTTGATTCTATTATTTGAGGTTCGATGTCTTCGTATTCAATGTAGATTTTATCATCATCTTCTGGTTCAATCTTTTTAAACTTTTTAACAGCTTCATTTAAAATAGGTATATGTTCCCAGGTCATTAATCGAAAAACCACATCTGTGGTTTTAATTTCTGTTGATGAAACTAGAAATTCTTCTAATTTGCGTTTCTCGCCGCGATTAATAGCTGTTTCTAGAGACAGCTTTGCCAGTCGTTCGTTGCGATTTTCTTTGGCAATTTGAATAGTTTCAGCAGTGATTGTGTTCAACTGATGCACTATCAAGTCATAGTCGGCGACGTCTGAATTTAAGTAACTACAATAGGTATTTTTACTACGATGTATTTCTTTGAGTATATCTTTGTTATTTAGGTAATTACTTTTAATTTTATTCTCTCCTTACCCATTATAGGGATTATAATATATTTTTTTCTAAAGTCAACCGGTTTTTATTATCTATAAATACATTATATTGACTAAGGATTTAAATAAGTGTCCCACAAGTACGTCCTGCCATCGGAATCTTCTCTTAATATTGAAGAACAGTATGCTCGTGACAAAGCAGCTTGGGAAAAAGCTAATCGTGAACGGGAAAATCATCCAACAGCAACTTCGATCAGTTCTTCTTTAGACACTGATCCTGCACAAACCAGATTGGCAGGTTCTGGTTTGAATCCTGGGGGTGTAGCTAATTATAATTTTTATAATCCTTTTGGTCTAAGTGTACAGTTTGTAAATCAAAATCAGCCTTCGAAATCAAAAGATTGGAAAGTTCGCATTAGCGTGTCTCCTAATTTACTTTGGTTTAATAGCGGTATTATGCTTCCATTGGCCGATCACCGCGGAGTCATATTCCCATATACCCCGGAAATTGTAGTACAACATATTGTAAATTATGCTTCCATTCGTTTAACCCACAGTAACTATCCTTATCAGGCTTATGAAAATAGTGAAATTTCTCCTATAACAATCACTGGTGATTTTACAGCACAAACCAAACGCGAAGCCGATTATGTGTTAGCATGTATTTATTTCTTTAGATCTGTAACCAAGATGTTTTTTGGACAAGACACTTATCCAGTTAAAGCTGGCAATCCGCCGCCATTGGTTTATCTCAATGGTTACGGTGAAAAAATTTTTAAAAATACACCCTGTGTGGTAACACAATTTCAATATACTATGCCCAGCGAGGTTGATTATATAGAAACCACTAGCACAGGCCAGGCCGAGTCGGCAGAGGCCAAGCAATCCTTGGCCTCCGATAGTATTGGAATTAGTACTAGAATACCCACAGTGACTAAATTATCAGTGACACTGATTCCTGTTTATAGCAAACGCAATATCAGTGAATTTAATTTAGAAGAATTTGCACTGGGTCGGTTGATTGATAAAGGATTTATTTAAATGGCAAACAAATACGGAAAATTAAGTCCATATTATGATACAGAACAGTTCGGTACTTTTTTAGATATTTTAAAACCTAGAATTGTGCCTAAAAACAATTCTGATACACTGTTTCGAATCAATGCTGTGTATCAATTTCGTCCAGACTTATTAGCCAATGACCTCTACGGTAAAAGCAATCTATGGTGGGTATTTTCAATGCGTAATCCCAATGTATTACAAGATCCTATTTTTGATTTTAAAATAGGTAAAATAATTTATATTCCCAATGGGTCTGTGCTTTTTTCGACATTAGGAATTTGACATGGCAGTATTTAGATCTGCCTTACAAGAAAAACAGGACGCAGGCAGTCGTGCGGTGGCACTAGTCGAAGGATTGTTTGCTAATAAATTAAATTCTGAGGAAACTCAAAAATTAATCAATAATAATAGACGTGAAAGTCCAGATGATTTTTTTAATGAATCTAAAACCGATGCTTTTCGACTAGCTAACGCTGAACCCAGTGGAGAGATACCTCCTGATTATAGTGATATTGGTGTTTTCCCATTTCAAATCGAGGGCGACGGAGGATCGTTGAACAATCAATCAAAAAATAATCCACTGGACGAATTTGCTAATTATTCATATGGTATTACTCTCAGTTATCTTAATTTAACCCGGTATAATGAAATAATTTTAAATGGTATAAATTTTTTAGCCAGAAACGGAGAAGTTTTAATTTCCAGTGGTGGTCGAAACAATCTTTGGGATGGAGTACGCAACAAGTATTTTTCCAATGATATGTATTTTGAAAATTTAAAAATGCTTACAATCATTGGATATAATTCTAGAACTAGAGGTAGTAATGTTATTGAAATTAATTTTACTATAATTGAGCCCTACAGTATTAAATTTTTAGATAATATTTTGCAAATAGCCAATTCTGAAGGAATTAGAGCATGGGATCAAATGCCTTTTGTATTAAAAATTGATTTTTTTGCTAATAGCGAAAAGGACGGGCCTCTCAACAATCCTATCATTGAACTTGGAAAATATATTTGTATAAAAATTATTGATATTAAAATAAAATTTACCCACAAAGGAACAGAGTATTATTGCGCTGCCATACCAATGAGTCATGTTGCATTGCTGAAAACTGTGGGCACAGTGCCAATTTCTTTAGAAATAAAAGCCAAAAATATAAAAGAATACTTTGATAGTAAACGTGATTCTGGTAATGTTGGCGTTTCTATACGTGAGTCAGCTACGGGTCCTGAAAAAGATCGCACAGTAAGTCAGACTGACAGTCTTCCTTCTGCGCTTAATAAATGGCAAAAAAAATTAGTAGCAAAAAATCATCAAAAAGTTGCTGACGAATATAATTTCGTTATCGACGACGAAATAGCCGGTGCCAGTCTGGTCTATTCGGGGGGTACTCCAATCAGAAATTTGCAGTCCGACAAAGAGCCAATTAGTTATGATATCTTGCTTAATAAAATAAATGCTGGATCTAGTATTATAGATGTAATCAATGATATTGTTTATGCTAGTTCATTTTATCAAAATCAATTAAAAAATAACAGTAAAACAGTAGATAATGTGCCGATGAAAGCTCACAAAATATTGACTACCATTGAATACAGTCCCAATGAATACGACGAAATTAGAAAACAATATAAAAAAATTATTACCTATTATATTAAATCAGTAAAATACTATAATCAAAAAAGTCCTCATGTAAAACGCAGCACCCCGGATTCTGTTGCCAAAGAATATAATTATGTGTACACTGGAAAAAATCAGCAGATTTTAGACTTGCAGATTGATTTTAACACCATGTTCTATACTGCTATTTCTGCTATAGAATTAAAAGACGAAAAGGTAACTGCTCACCAACCTAATAAAGAAAGCAGAGGAGATAGTACTAGGAAAGATAGTTTCAATCCAGGCAAAAGTGATACCATCGATCCAATGAAAATCAATCCGGTAAATTCACAATCAGCTAATGCCAACCAAAAAAATCTTAATAAGGCAAGTATCGAAGCCGGCGATTTACAAGAATCAATGATGAGTAACAGCCGCGGTGACATGATTAATGTAAAATTAAAAATTCACGGTGATCCTGATTTTATCAAACAGGATGAAGTATATTATCCGCCAGGATATGGATCTGGTAACAGTATTGTTATGGATGCAGGAGAAATATTTGTTCATTTGTTTTTTAAAACGCCAGAAGATATTGATCAAAAATCGGGTTTGTATGAAGGTATATATAATTTTGAAAAAAATAATCAGAATAGTTTTAATGGAAAATATAAAATAATAGCGGTTGAAAACGTATTTGATCGCGGACAATTTATTCAAACCTTAGATATGATTAGACTATTTGAGCAAGACAAACAGAGCAGTAGCGAAAATAGTAATAGAGAATCAATGAATACAGACAAAATAGATGAAGAGAGAGACTTTGATATTCCTGATTCAGGGCCTGCTATAGAGAGGGACTTTGATATTCCTGGGCCCGAGTCTGATATAAACCCATTGGATTATTATTAATCAAATTAATTTGAAATATTAAATGATACTTTTAAAGAAAATATAAAATTATTCAAACAAAGAAATATAGATTTTTATTATGACAACTAATCAAGACTCAAGAATTAATCGTAGATTACCGGCACATTTTAGAAAAAACACTAATACTTTCAGATCTGATCCGGGTCCATATATTGGGGTTGTAAAGGATAATATAGATCCTGCTCGTTCAGGAAGATTACGTATTTGGATTCCTGATCTTGCCGGCGACGAAGATAATCCAACCAATTGGCGTACAGTATGGTATGCTAGTCCCTATATAGGTACAACCAATCAAAAAGATTCTGACGATTGGGCGTCGGGCGAGAACAGGTTTAGCAAAGTACAACATACCTATGGAATGTGGTATCCTGTGCCCGACATAGGAAACTTAGTGCTTTGTATTTTTGTTGCTGGGGATCCAAATCGAGGATTTTGGTTTGCAGGAATACTCAACCAACTTGGTCATCATATGATACCGGCCATTGGGTCAAGCGACAAAATAGACACAGAAAAATTAGACGACAATGAATTACAAGAAGCCATAGAGCCCGGGCAATTTTATCCAGTGGCAGAGTTCAATGAATTTCAAAGTAAAGCAAAATTAAATTGGAGAGATTTTACCAATGCTAAAAAACCCTTACATGAACCACAGGTTAAAATACTGCTAGAACAGGGGCTGGATAGATATAATCTCACAAAAAATCGCGGTGTAATAAAAAGTACCAGTCAGAGAGAAACACCAAGCACTACCTTCGGGTTCAGTACCCCGGGGCGCCCGTATAAGCAGGCGTTTCCAACATCGGACATGAAATTAGAGAAGCGTAATATCAAGACCAGAATAGGAGGACATACTTTTGTTATGGATGATGGTGATAAAGATAGCACCAGTAATCTGACAAGATGGCGTAGTGCTGGTGGTCATGAAATTCTCATGGACGATGAAGAAAAAATTCTTTATATAACCAATAGCAACGGCAGTGTATGGATAGAAATGACTAATACTGGACATCTAAACATTTATGCTAGTAATAGTATAAATGTTAGGACAAAACAAGATTTCAATCTTCATGTTGATAAAAATGTTAATATTGATGTAGGTGGTACATTTAATCTCAAAGTCAAAAAAAATATTAATATTCATGGAGACAAAGAACTTATTGCTAGATCCGGGGCTGCTACTACCATATTCGGTTCCGAAATCAAAATTGGCTCAGATGGAAATATAAGTACCTACACCCCATCTAATATAAGTTTTTACAGTGAAGCTGAGGTTATTATTCATGGAGAAGAAAAACTTAAATTTAACAGCGGAAAAGGTCCCAAGGTCGAAAAACCAAAGGATTTACCAGTCAACAAACTCGACGAAACAGAAAAGGTAAAATTAAAATGGGAAGTTAAAAAAGGTAATTTAGTCAGTATCTCGCCAATTGTGCCCACTCATGAACCTTGGACACGTCTTAAAGGAGAAAGCAGTTCATCTAGCAATGCACCGCAGGACAGTGCACCAAAAGATGAAAACAATAATTTCATTGGGGTCAATGATTCTAAAACTTTTTCCAATAAACTAGAAGTACCAATTACTCAAGGTAATGCTCCGGTTTCACAACCACCCAATGTTGTAACTGATAGTTCAGGAAAACCAATTACCGACGGTTCGGGCAATCCGGTGTTAACCAGAAGTGTGGCTCAAAGCACCGATCCGGGTATTGTTGCAGCCAATCAACAAGGACTTACACAGGGTGCTCCGTTGAGTGAATTAAAAAAATCTACCACACCCAATCCAGAATCTGGGATAGGTAATCTTACTAAAGAGCAAACACGAGCTTTAATGACACAGATATCTTACAATGAAAGTAGAGGAGATTATACCTTAACCAATCAATACGGTTATATAGGTAGATATCAAATGAGCGCTGCTGCACTAGTAGAAACAGGACACATTAGTCGTGCAGCTTTTGAACAATACGGTGGACTCAAAGGCGGAAATAGAGCATTGTCTGATCCCAATGCTTGGACTGGTAAAGATGGAGTTACAAGCAAAGAAGATTTTTTAAAAAATTCTGCTGTTCAAGAAAAGGCCGCGTTAGATTTGATGAAAATAAACTATAACAGAATGATAAGCAATGGAGCTATTAAAAACACCGATGATCCATCCATGGTGGGTGGTATGTTAGCAACTGCTCAATTACTGGGAGCCAATGGGGCCAAAAATTGGCGTAACACTGCCAGTGGTAAAGATGCTAACAATGTTACAGGAGCAACTTATTTCAATCGTGGACGTTATGCTATTGATATTCTTGCCTAGATTAAAAAAGGTTAAATAATAATTATGCCCAATTATCACGGATTTAGTACCTACAATAGAATACGCAAGTTCAAAATCACTGATTTTGAACTGGCCAAGCAGGATTTATTCAACCATTTTCATATACGCAAGGGCGAAAAATTAATGAATCCCAAATTTGGAACTATAATTTGGAATATTATTTTTGAACCTTTCACCGACGCTGTCAAAGATGCTATCACTGAAGATGTTAAACTCATAGCTGGATATGATCCACGAATTGGTGTACAAAATATCGTCATCACTGAATTCACCGATGGAGTTAAAATAGAACTGGTATTAAACTTCATTCCAACCAATCAAATTGATCGTTTAGTTATGCAATTTGATCGTGACATGCAAAAAAATATTACATAATATCTATAGTTAATACTACCAATAAATATTAGAACCGAGAAACATAATGGGAATAATTTCACGTCAAACTGGGTTACTCAGTGCAGAAAACTGGAAGAAAGTATATCAAACTTTCCGTGAGGCCGACTTCACTGCCTACGATTTTGAAACTTTGCGTAAGACCATGATTGACTATGTCAAGCGTAATTATCCGGAAGATTTCAATGATTTTACAGAAAGTTCTGAATTCATTGCCTTAATTGATCTTATAGCATTCTTTGGTCAGAGTTTAGCGTTTAGAGCCGATCTAAATGCTCGTGAAAATTTTATAGATACCGCTGAACGTAGAGATAGTATTCTTAAACTAGCAAGATTGGTAAGTTATAATCCTAAGCGTAATCAACCTGCCACTGGTTATATCAAAATTGATTCTGTATCAACCACTGAATTACTTTATGACAGCGACGGCAACAATTTAAGCACTTTGATTATTAATTGGAATGATGCCGGCAATGAAAACTGGTTAGAACAGTTTACGGCTGTTTTAAATGCAGCAATTGTTAGTAGTCAGAGTGTAGGCAAACCCGGTAATCGTAATATTGTGAATGGTATACGCACCGATGAATACGGTATTAATATTACAAGAAATGTGCTACCTATCTATAGATTTTCTACAAGCATTGACAATCAAGACATGACTTTTGAAATTGTTAGTCCTACTAGTACAGGACAAAATTATGTGTACGAAGAAGCTCCAAGTCTTGGTAAAATGTTTAATTTCTTACACATGAATGATGGTCTAGGCAACAGCAGCAAGAACACCGGTTATTTTTTATATTTTAAACAAGGCGAACTAAAAACCATTGATTTTAGCATAGATGAAGTGGTAGAAAACAAAGTAATAAACATAGATACAAACAATATTAACAACAATGATATCTGGCTTTATAGTTTGGATAGTGCCAATCGTTTAGATCAACTTTGGACCAGTGTTCCGTCAATCAATGGTGTGAATGTCATTTATAATAAATCAAATTCTGCAAGAAATTTATATCAGATTAATAGTCGTGTCAATGATCAAATTAGTTTAGTTTTTGGTGATGGAATATTTACAAATTTACCCAGTGGACCTTTCAGGCTTTACTACAGAACCAGCAATGGATTAACTTATAAAATTACGCCCGACGAAATGCAAGGTGTAGAAGTGAGTCTAGACTATATCAGTAGATTTGGTAGAGTTGAAACTATCACCATGCGTGCCAGTCTAAGATACACCGTGGCCAATGCCAGTGCAAGAGAATCGTCTGACAGTATAAAACAAAGAGCTCCTCAACAATACTATACACAAAATCGTATGGTCACCGGAGAGGATTATAATATACTGCCCTATACTAACTACAACAGTATTCTCAAAGTACAAGCAGTAAATAGAACCAGTTCTGGGTTAAGTCGTTACCTTGATATTCTTGACACAACCGGAAAATACAGTAGCACTAATATTTTTGGGGCCGACGGTGTACTTTACAGAGAATATGTCAAAGACAATGTTGCGTTTACATTTAATAATCAATACGATATACAGGCAGTTATTGCTAATATAGTTGAAACTCAAATTCTACGAAGTAAAGAAATGTTGCATCAGTATTATGATATGGTAAAAGCTAAAAAATTATCTGGAATATCATTGCCTGCATCAGCAATGCTTGAAGGCGAAAACTACGAAATTCAAACTATAGGAAATACTAATTTTACAAATTTTGGTGCTAGTTCAAACGTTGTAGGTTTGAAATTTGTAGCTGTCGATGTAGGATTCAAAACATTTACCCACAATGTGACCAGTCTTATTGTTGAAAATCGATTAATATATGTTTTTAGCGATGTTTTAAACCCTTATAATACTACTTTTAATCTTAAAGTAGGAGACACGTTAATTTTAGATGTGGCTACCCCAGGGAATCCTTTATGGATTAAGACTGCTCCAACTACCGGTACCGATTCTGCAGTTGGTAACAGTGGTCTTAGTCATGGTATTATTAATAACAATGGAACTGACAACGGTAGAATATTTTGGAATACTTCTAATATACAAATTGGCATTGGAGGTATCGCCACCTTTTATTATATCAGTCAATACAACCCCAGTATGACGGGCATCATAAATATTACAAGTTATGGCAATGGTGAGATTTTAAAAAATATTACTTGGACAGCCAGTACCTTGGGCGACAGTGCCAGCACCGGATACTTTGATGTGAATAGAAAACCTGTGTCTCCCAAATTGGGCGCTGAAGGTACCAGTTACGAAAACTTTGGTCTTTGCGAAGCCGGTTCATTGATTAAATTTGTAGCTCCACCAAATTACTATTTTAACAGTATTAATAATCTCGTACCTGGTATACCAGGCTCGGTGGACGACAAACTAGAACTATATGCAGCTATTATGCATATAAAGGGCGATGGAACTAACAATTACAAGGGAAATTCCAACATAGGTATTGGGCCTGTTGCACTTAATTTAAAAATACCGCGTGGCGCAATATTAGACTCAGTGATCCCAAAATTTAAGAATAGTCTGCCTGACTACGTAAAAAAGAAAATGCTAGAAAAAATTACTGAATATTCTAGTTTTGGATTGCGATATATTATGGATTCAGAATCACCGATTAATACTAATTTAAAATATGATCCCACTAGCAAGGACTCATTGAGTTGGCCTGGTTGGGACGTAGTCGAAACAAATCTTGATTATGATCCTTCGATCATCTGTCAATTCTATTATGATAGCAAAGCTGAAAATTACATAATTGAAACTAAACAATTGCGATATGTGTTTTACAGTGAACAAGAAACCAATTTTTTTTATGATCCTAGTCTGCAGGTCTATGATAGTTTTAATAATAGTGTAGTAAGAGATCACATTAAGATATTAAAAAATAATTCTAAATTAAACGCTTACAATGATACTATCAGTATAGGTCGAGATTTCATATGGCAAGTTTATAAACCTGTGCGGCGCAGTGATGGATTCATTGATAACAAAAGTATATATGTGACGTTTGCTGATACCAACGATGACAGTGTTCCTGATAGTCCTTATTTGTTTGAACACATTGTAGAACCTTTTATAAATCCTGAAAGCAAATTAATATTTTTTGAACTAATTGAAAGTAGACATGACCAGTTTAAAACATGGAGATTGATTAAAAAAGAAAATATCATAACTTCATTTAGAAATATTAGAGATTTACGGCCGGTAATTAACAACTATGATGTTGGCCAACTGTTTTTTACTATGAATACCAAACAGTTTTTTAAAATTATTCTCAACACTAGTAGACAAAAAATAATAAGTCCAGCATTGAATACCGATCAACTTGGCAAACGTAGTCAATATAAATTTGAAACTGGTTTACAAAATCTTTATTTCCAATATAGACACAACAGTCCTAACACTAATCGAGTGGATCCTAATATTAGTAACATTGTAGACATTTATGTATTAACTGCGGCTTATAACAGTGATTATAGAAGATATATTCAAGATATAACGGGGCGTTTATTTGAACCAACGGCTCCTACCAGCACTGAACTACAGGTTGATTATGTAGGATTAGAAAAATTTAAAACTATTAGCGATACCATGATATTCCATAGTGCCACCTTTAAACCATTATTTGGGTCAAAAGCGGAATCTGCAATGCAGGCTGTGTTTAAGGTAGTAAAAAACCCTAACTTAAATATAAGTGATACTGAGGTAAAAACCAGTGTGGTAAATGCAATAAATGAGTATTTTGCGGCAGAAAATTGGGATTTTGGTGAAACATTTTATTTTAGCGAACTAGCAGCTTATTTACACAAAGAACTTACTCCTAAAGTGGCCAGTATAATAATTGTTCCGCGCGACCCCGATGTTGATTTTGGTGCTTTATATCAAATAAATTGTGAACCAAATGAAATTATTATAAGTTCGGCTACAGCCAATGATATAGAAATCATCAGTAGTATTAATATTAATCAACTCGGGCAACCCTCGATGAGAAGACAATCACGTCGAGCCGATCCGGGAATGGGTTCGGACAGTGACTTGGAAATGGATTCGAATAGCGACTTGGAAATGAGTTCGGAGTCGGGTTCGGGTACGGGTTCGGGTATGGGTTCGGGCTCTGGCTCGGGCACGGGTTCGGGTATGGGTAGTGGCTATAGTCCTAGCGGAAATACTGGTTATTCTAACAATCCAAGCAGTCAATCCGGAGGTTATGGCAGCGGTTCGACTCCGAGCCCGTCGAGCTCAAGCTACCCGAGTTCGAGCAGTAATCCTGGTTCTGGCGGAGGTTATGGCAGCGGTTCGACCCCGAGCCCGTCGAGCTCAAGCTACCCGAGTTCGGGCAGTAATCCTGGTTCTGGTGGAGGTTATGGCGGTGGTTCACCTATGAATCCATCTGGCTATTGAATGTATAAAGTATAATCGGAATCAACAATGGCTGTAAATCGAAAAACAATTAATTTTCTTCCCGAAATATTTAGAACTGATACCAATAAAAAGTTTTTAGGCAGCACCCTTGATCAATTAATCAGCGAACCCGAATTAAAAAAAATTAATGGTTTTGTTGGACGTAAATTTAGTCCTTCTTTAAGGTCGGATGTTGGTTTCATTATAGAAAGCACAAAGCAACGTCAAGATTATCAACTTGAACCCACTGTGATAATCAAAGATAGTCAAGATAATATCGACACGGTTATTTCGTACGCTGATATTATAAACAAATTAAAATTTTATGGTGCAGTTACCAATGATCACAATAGACTATTTAATTCCGAATACTATAATTTTGATCCGCACATAGATCTTGATAAATTTGTAAACTATAGTAATTACCATTGGAACAAGTTGGCATTTTTACCAACTATACAAATTAACTCGTTTAAACCAATTCAAACATCTAACATTGATTTATCTCGAAATGGTAATGTATATACTAGTAATGTATCTCCAAACAGTAATCCGCCGTTGTATCTCGCCAGGGGTAAAACATATACATTAAGCATTACTCACGCTGTTGGTCAAGGCAATTTATGGTTACAGACCGAACCATCCCTGACAGGGACAGTAATTTACAATACCAATCTGTCGGTAAGAAATATTTTTGGTGTAGCTAACAATGGAGTGTCCGTTGGCAATATAACTATTACAGTTCCCAATGGTCTAATAGATCAATCAGATTATCTATCATATCCATTTACTGCTGTTGATCTAGCAGTTACTCAGACATTTACCATTTCAGATAATGCTGCTTATACCACTGGCTATTATCCTGATAATAAACTAGTTATCTTTGTAAATTCTACTACGATATCATCAAATTGGGTAGATAGAACCGGCACAATTTTATCCAATGACCAACGTTACGGTGTGTGGTTGAGTCGTGTGGTCGATGACGGAACTACCATACCTAAAATACAATATACTTTTGTAAGAAATTTATCCGCCAACACTCGCATTAAAATTGACTCGGGTATTAATCAAGGGCAAGAATATTTACGAACCGCCAATGGTTTTGTTACTGGTACCAGTATTACTTCTCCATTGAGAAAAATATACTATCAAAATGATCAAACTGACATTAGAGGTGAAATATTTTTTGTACCTGATATTAAAGGTATACATGTAATCAATGATATCATTGGTGAATTATCATATACCAGTCCATCGGGGGTAGAATTTCTCAATGGCATGAAAATTACGTTTGATAGTTATGTTGAACCCGAGCAATACAAGAATAAATCTTTTTATATTGAAGGCGTAGGAAAAGGAATACGTTTAATTCCCGAAAATATTATGGAAATAGAATTCCAGCATCAACCTGTGGATTCTGACAATGTAATTTTTGCACCAGAAGATTACATTACAATTAATCGAGCCAGTAGAGATTTAAATAAGTGGTCAAGAACTAATCGTTGGATCCATAATAGTGTGGTTGAAAGAATCAAGCGGGAATATCCCAATTTGGTTACCAGTGACACCATTGAAAACCTTTTCTTTCCTAGAGCTCGAAGGCCAATCATTGAGTTTGAACCCGACCTTCAATTATTATATCATGGTCGAGGTTTCTATACCACTGTGAATCATTTTTTCAGTGAAGATATTTTTTTATTGATTGGCGGAAAATTGATTCCAATGGTACAAGCATTTGTTCAAATACAAGGTCTTTCATATTATGAACTAAACACCATGCTGCCTGATTATAATATCAGACCGGGTCACACTGTGATTTTTCAGGCCGACGAAAACAACACTATCAGAAAGAAAATTTATAGGTTTGATTATCAAAATCAAACAGGTGTTACTACATTCAGGGCTACCGTTGTTGGTACAGTCACTGGATATAAGGATTCGCGGCAATTATTAGGACTTGATAGTTCAAATAATTTAAATGTGACTACATTTGGTACTGATGTTGTAATTGGTGATAGTATATTTTTAAATGATGGCACACTATTAGGCACTGTCATTGATATATTAAGTGCAAACGTTCTAACTTTAGATCAACCACTCAAGGCGTCAATCAATGGTTTGAATAATCTTAAAGTAAATAATGGTTTAATAGATTTAGTTCAAATTGACACAGTTAATGCATATCAAAGTGTATTTGTTACAGGTGGTTCTAATTTCAAAGGTATAAATGCTGGTCAAGATTTTTATCTGGATAGATTTTTTAAAATTGATCCAGCTACAAATCAAGTTGAAATTATTTATGATTGGGTAAAGACTCAAAATAAAACTATGCCGAATCAAGAGCCATTGTTTGATATTATTTTAGATAATGATGCAACGTTTTTAGGAAGTACATCATTCACTATACAAAATGTTTCATTGAGCACTCGTATATTTGATATCGATGGCGTGATATCAACCAATCAAAATAAAACTTATTCTGAAAGTACTTTTTCTGGTACTAAGATATTTTCTTATGTACATGGTAGCAATACTTCCGATAAAGTACTAGGATTCCCTTTAAGTTATAACATAGCAGCAGATTTTGTGGGCGACATTAATTTTATCAATAATTACGATACAGATACTTTTGTTTACAAAACTTTTATCAATGGTAATCAAACTTTGATAACTGAAAAAATTAACACAGGATTTTTACGTAAAAATACTGGATTTGGTGACACTGATTGTGTTAAATTAAACGTATGGTCCGCAGTTGGACACAACGAATCTAAACCTTTAACGGGCACTCGTGTTTCAAACACAGTGAGCACAACAGCCGTAGCCAAACTTTTAGAAAACGAAATTACTGTTATTTACAATGTTTACCTTGGTCGTTATCCAACACAGAACGAACTAGATCAAGCCGTATTGACCAATCTCGTAAGCTACAATAATAGTGGAACTTATGCGCTAGCAGTGCTAGAAAGTACAATTAAAAATAGTATTGAAGCTAAATCCTATAATCCTTATGATTACGTTTTAGATTATACTAATCAGCTACAACATCGAAGTTATGTTTATGATGGGTATACAAGTTATTTTGAATTAGAAACAAAACCTTTCCAAGAATCTTTATTATCTGACGTAGAACCTAAAATAAAAGTTTTTATTAACAATAAGTATGTGACAACTAGAAGTCCTGGTGCTGTAATTTGGAGATATCAAAAATTTGGTGAAAGACACACCATTGTTATTGATCCAATATATCTTGAAACAGGCGATAGAATTGATATACTTTTTTCGGGACCCACAGACAGCGGTGCCTATTACCAAATTCCGCAAAATTTAGAATTTAACTACGACAATCAAGATGTGACATATTTAACACATGGTCAGATGCGCGGACACTATGAAAGAGTGGCTCAAAATATAAGAGCGCTGTTGGGAGACCCATTAGGAAAAAATAATCTTCATAAATTTGATAGTAACAATCGTGGGGGCACTATATTACAACACAGCGCGCCACTGACCTATTGTGCGGCATTTTTGGTTGACGAACAAGCTAATTTAATGAGTAGTATTGACTACGCTCGTAAAGAATATACACGATTTAAAAATAAATTATTAGAAATAGTAATCAATGACATTGATGCCAGTGTAGATAATGTTCCGGCAACGCTGGATAGGACAATAAAGATTATTAACAAAAATAAAAATCCAAACGATTTTGGATTTTATTATAGCGACATGTTGGCTCATGGCCCCATTGGGGATCAATTGATCCTCACAGTATTAAATCCAGCTATCACTGATTATGACCTATCGACATTAACCAGTCTGACCAATAATTTATTTCGTACCGGTTTGGTATATCTTAATACCATACTACTGTATAACATTAACGATTATATAATTAATAACAACATGATCTTAGTGTTAAAGCCACATGTTAATTTAGCAGTCAATGATAAAATCATAGTGAGACTTTACCAAGACACAATAGGTAGTTATATTCCTGAAACACCTACCAAGTTGGGAATGTATCCAAAATATCAACCAGCTATGATTATCGATGATACTCAGGGTATTGGTGGAGGTTATGTAATACAAGGACATGATGGTAGTCTGACACCTGCATTCAATGACATTCGTGATCATGTATTATTAGAGTTTGAAAAACGAATTTATAATAATATTCAAGTTGAATATGATTCTAAAATTTTTAATATACATAGTATAGTTCCAGGATATTTTAGGAAAACTGAATATACTCTTACGGAATATAATCAAGTAGTTAATGCAGAATTTTTAAAGTGGATTGGTGTTAACCATCTTAGTTATACCGTCAATGATGAATATGATAAAGATAATTCTTTAACTTTTAATTATAGTCGTTCTCGAAATAGTCAAGGCGATAACCTACCGGGACACTGGCGAGGCATCTTTAAATTCTACTACGACACTGATCGTCCTCATACACATCCATGGGAGATGTTAGGACACACCATTAAACCACTGTGGTGGGATTCTAAATACAGTTGGACTGAACTTACTAAACGTGCAAATCTTATAAACAGTATATCCAAAGGAATAGTTGGAGATCCTTCTGTTGATAGCACATCAATGGCTTGTTTCCAGAGACCGGGGTTCGAAAAATTAGTTCCTGTAGATTTAAGTGGTAATATCATAAGTCCCAATGATCTGATGGTTACAGAATTTGATTCCACTTCTTTTAATAGAAATTTTGTAATAGGCGATCATGGTCCTTCTGAAACTGCTTGGCGTCGTAACAGTGAATTTTGTTATGCTTTGATACGTGCAATGGCATTGCTGAAGCCTGCTAGCTTTTTTGCATATAATATTGATCTCTATCGTTACAGGCGAATTATCGTTGGTGATTTTGCTCAATTTTCTTATATTTCCGGGCGTCGCCCGGCCATGCGCGAGTTTCAAATCAATGGTGAAATCGTCAATGGCAAAATTACAATTGCAGCAGGATATTTAAATTGGATACATGCTTATCTAGTTAATCTTGGCATAGATCCAATTAAAAAGTTAAGAAATATATTGGATCGTACTCAAGTTAATTTAGTTCACAAACTGGGCGGATTCAGCGACAAAAAATATCTCAACGTGTTTGCTGAACAGTTTGCTCCAACCAGTGTTGCTGAATCTGTGTTGATTCCAGATGAAAACTTTAATATACATTTACACAAAAGTGTTCCAGTGGACCGTGCTGTGTACAGTGCAGTGATCATTGAACGTAGTAGCGATGGTTTTACTGTGACAGGTTATGATCAGCGTTATCCGTATTTTACTATTATTCCTAGCGAAACGACAGGAAAAAATTATACCATAGAAGTATTAGATAAACGTGCCACTGTATTTACAGAATTCAGGTCTGAAAAAATCATAATTCCTTATAGCTACGAGTTTAGAGATTATCAGCAAGTGGTTGATTTTCTAGTAGGATATCAACGTTACTTGGTTGCACAAGGATTTGTATTTGATATCTATGATAAAATATTAGCAGTTGTACGAGATTGGGTACTAAGTGCCAAAGAATTTTTAACTTGGTGTGCACAAGGATGGAAAACTGGAAATATTCTTATACTAAGTCCGGTTATAGATCGTATAAACATTCAAACTCAAAAAAACTATGTAGATGAGATAACCAATCAGCTTTATCAAAGTAGACTGTTGGGGGCCAATTTTAACAACATTAAATCCAATGACTTTACTGTATTGCGCGATGATCAACGTACTACTATTGCAACTGTAAGCGGGCAGACTATTGCTTTGATAGATGTTAACTTTGTAGAGTTTGAACATGTATTGATTTTTGATAATAAAACCATATTTGGGGACACCATTTACAATCCTGTTTTAGGCAATAGACAGTATAAAATGCGTCTAACAGGTAGTAAAACTGACAACTGGGACGGTACATTAACACCACTGGGATTCGTTTACACTTCTTCTGCTGCCGATATGTGGGTGGTCAACAAAATTTATAGTAAGGGCGATATCGTAATTTACAAAAATAAACTTTACACTGCAATTCAAAAAATTGATCCAACAGAAATTTTTAATTTGAATTACTGGAAAGAATTAGATACCATTGTAGAATCCGGTATCGTTCCCAACTTTGCACAATTGGCATCTAGAGGAAAAGACATCTATGACGTTGATGCTTTGCCATTGGATGAAGAATTTATCAAATTCAGCAATAGTTTGATAGGATATCGCAGCAGAAGTAATTTAACTGATCTTGGACTTAACGAAACCAGTCAAATTAAATTTTATCAAGGATATATTAAAGACAAAGGCACCTATAATGCCATAGATGGACTAGTTAGAGGTAACTTTGACAATATAGACAATGACATTGAGATTTACGAGGAATGGGGAGCTAGAATAGGTGTGTTTGGGGGAATTGATGCAAATCCAGAAATAACCTTCCCATTGCCCGAGTCGATTATCAAACGTAACCCAATAATTATTGAATTTTTAGATTTTGGTAAAAAACCAGATTATCAAGAAATTACTGCAATTTATCCCAATCAATTCTATACTAGACCTTACGATTATGATAATAAGATTTTTTTAAATCGAAATGAACAAAATATAAATGCTGCTCAAGATAAAAATCGTCTCGTTAAAATTGAAATTTTTGGCGATGGTATCATGTGCGGGCAAAAACCCAGTGCGCTAGTGGCATATACAATCAGTGCAGTAGAAAATTTTAACTACAGTGTAAAAATTGTAGGTGCAAGTTCTTACATGACGCGTGCCAAAAACGAAAATAATGCACTGATTTTTGATTCAACCACAATAGGTAATAAGCTGGTTTTTGAAATTGGGTCTTTACTGGATAACGAAGAAATACAGTATGAAATTGTTTCTGCTGATGGCAGCGAAAGGCAATTAAGCGTAAGTTCATTGGTTGATGAACAACTTGATACATTATTCGCTGGTCAACCTTTTAAAATTGTGGCCACGTCGGCATTGCCAGTCGAACAATTATCAATGGTAATAGAAGTGCCACAGCCCACAGATGCACTTATGACTGATACAGTTTATTCAAAATTGGTCACAAAAATTGAGGCAACAATTAACAACACTGAAAAACGTATACTAAAATTTTTGATCACTGGTATAGAAATCACTGAAATATTGTATTATACTATCGAAGATGCCGGAGATCCTGATGTTCCATTGAGCTCAACCTATGTTGATCTTGGCACTGCCTGTAGTCCTGCCTCACGGTTATTAGACAATAATGACGGGTTACCTGTCAACAGTTTGAGCAAAA